TAGTTCGTTTAACGTGTTTAAATAGTGTTAGTTACAACGGTTTTTAACACTTTTTACATATCATAAGTAAATTTAAAATTGTTTAACATAAAAAAACATAAAATAAAAAACATAAAAAACATAAAATAAAAAAAAACATATTAAACTTATAAATCTTATTATAATTTGTTAAATTATTAAACATAAATAAACTTAAAAAAAAAAACCTATTAATTTAGTTTTTTTACCTGTTTTTTCGTTTCTAAGCCTTTATTTTATTTTTTAGGGTATAACACCTATTTAAACTTTTTAAGTGCTTAAAAACGGCTATTTTTTAACCCCTTTTAAACCAATCCTTTCACTCGTGCTTGCCACGCTCCATTAAGAAATAAGATATTTACTATGTTGCTTGTCAACATCACCCATTAAACCACTTAACTCTTTAAATTTTAATACAATTTATCATTTTTTTCTATATTAAATAAAAAGATGGATTTATTTGAATATAAAATAGAAGATTTAAACTTTGATGGTATGACAGCTATTTCTTTAGTTGATTTTCCAGCAGTAGAAAAAGATTTTATTTTGCTTAATAAACAGTTATTCAGTAAGATAGAGTTAAACGAAGAAAAAAATATAATAACTGGTGTTGCATTAATACCAAATAAAAAGATTTTTAGGTTCGATTATTTTAATGATGAACATTATGTTTTTTTCTCAGAAGAAACAGTTAAACAGATTTCTGAGAAATTTATAATGGAAAATAAAAAAGATAATGTGACAATTGATCATTTATTCAACGCTAATGATATTAAGATGGTTGAAAGTTGGGTAGTTGAAGACCCTAAGAATGATAAGTCAAATGCTTTAGGTTTCCTTGATTTACCAAAAGGAACTTGGATGGTTTCTTATAAAGTAGAAAATCTTGATATCTTAAACCAAATAAAAGATGGAACACTAAGAGGTTTTTCGATTGAAGCGTTTGTAACTTCTAAATTATTTCAAGAAAATATAGAAGATGACAAATTAGTTGACATAATTAAAGAGATACTTTTTAATAAAGATATTGATGATGATATTAAATATTTTAAAATTAATGAATTGATTAAAGAAAATTAATACAAAAAGTACTTTTTTTCTATATTAAATAAAGAAGATAATAAATAATAAAAATTCATATGAAAACAGCAAAAGATCTTATACAAGAAATCAAAGCTTTATTCACTAACGTTGAACTTGAAAAACCTGAAAAGGAAGAAGTTACTGAGGTAGAGTTAAAAGAAGAAAAAGCTGAATTAGTTGATGAAACAACTGACGAGGTAGCAGATGAAACAACTGACGAAGAAGTTGTTGATGAAACAGATGAAACAGATGTACTTAAAGAATTAGAAGATATTAAAAATCTTTTAAATGATTTAAAAACGGATAATGAAACTTTAAAAACTTCAATTGACGAATTAAAGACTGCTAATGCAGATTTAGAGAAAGTTAATGATGAGTTAAAAGCTTCTAACGAAAAATTACAGGAAGACTTTAATAAACAAGACGCAGCAGATGCTCTTAAAGATTCTCCTGAAAAAACAACAAAAACAAAATCAAATTTTGGTTCAAAAATGCAAGATAGAATTGCAAGACAAAGAGCTGAATTAGGATTAGAAAAATATTAATAACTAAAAAAATAAAAAATATGGCATTTAATGTAACAAATTTAACAGATTACACTCAAGCAGCTACAGAGATATTTAGAGAAAATGTATTATTTTCAGATAATTTTTCAATGTATAACTACCAAGAGGGTATATCTTATAAAGAATATATAAATAGTTTATCAACTGATGTACAAGTTCAAGCAGGTGGATGCGGAATTGGTGATGCAGGTGATACAACTTTAAGCGAAAAAGAATTAGAAGTAGCTAATTATTTAGTTCATTTAAAATATTGTTATGATGATTTAAGAAAAAAAGCGATTAGAGCTGATAATTTTGAAGAAGAATTGACAGCTAATGTTGTTGAATCAATCAAAGCAAAATTGAATGAAAACTTCTGGATGGGTTCAATTGCAGGTGGAGATTTAATTGATGGTATAATTACACAAGCTTTAGCTGATGCTAATGTTGTAACTGTAACAAGACCAACACCAACTGTAACAACTATAATTACAGATGTGAATGCATTAATAAATGGATTACCAGATAAAGCATTAACTAAATATGGAGAATTAACTATTCATACAAGTCCTGCATTATTTAATATGTATAGACAAGCTCTTACATTAGGTAATTACTACCATTTACAAGATACTGAATTAGATAAATTTAGTATGTGGGTATTTGGGTATGAAGGTAAAGTTAAAATTAAAATGGAACCTGGTTTTGCTAACAACGCAACAGCAAGAATGTTATTAACACCTGATAAAAATATCTTTATCGGAGTTGATGAATTACAAACTGTTTCAGAATTAAGTATAATTAATGACCCAATTACAGATTTTGTACATTTCAAATCAAAATTTAAATTTGGAACAACTTATTTATTATCTGATGAAGTTGTAATCTTAGAAGATGTATAGATAAAATAAATAGTGAGGGTTTGAAATATAATCCTCACTTAATTAAAAAATTAATAATTAAAAAAATATAAAAATATGGCTTGTTTAATAAATAGTGGATTTTCAGATAGTTGTAGAGGTTCAGTTGGTGGAGTTGGTACAATTTACATAGGTAACTTTCCAACTGGAATAACTCAAAATTCAGATTGGTTAACCCAAGATGTTGATGGAGTTGTAACTGCATTTACTTTAGATGCTGGACAATACGCATACGAATATCAACCAAATAAAACTAGTTCTCAATTTACAGAAGCTTATGAAACATCAATAGAAAATGGTGCATTAGGTTTCAAACAAACGGTTTCTTTAGTTTTTGCTAATATGTCTCAAGCAAAACAAAACCAAATAAAATTGATGAGTGCTGGTAACTTATTTGTGATAGTAAAAGATAAAAATGGTAAATTTTGGTTAGTAGGTTCTGAAGATGGAGCTGTATTAAGTGGAGGTTCTGCTGACACTGGTAAAGCATTAGCAGATGGTAATAAATATACTTTAGAAATAACTGCAAATCAGGGAATTGGTACTTACGAAGTAACTGCTGACGCTGTATCAGATATTTTAGAACCGTAACAAATAATTAGGATATTAAAAAAGGGAACATATAATTGTTCCCTTTTTATCGTCTTCATTAACACTCTTCCATATTATTTTTATTTATTTTTAAAAACTATATGTAATTTTCACTTTATAATTATTTTTTATAAAAAGTTTTATTTTTTGTAATATATAAGATAAAAAGAATTGATTATGAGTGATGAAACATTAATAGCCTATTGGAATAAAGCCTATATAGATTTAGATTTAGAATCTATAATCATATTTGGTACAGTGTTACACCAAAGAGGTTATACAAGACAACATCTTGAAACATTAAATAAATTATTAAACTCTGATGAATAATATAAATGATTATGAAAAAATAGAACATAAGATTATTAATTATCTTTATAGTGGAGGATTAACAGGTAGATATGATATAAATGATTTATATTTAAAAAAAGATGATACTACAATAATAGGGGAATTTAAAACAAGAAGATTTCATCATACAAAATATGATTGGTTTATTGAAAAAAAGAAATTAAAAAATCTATTAAAGAAAGCATCCAAAGAAGATAATTATGAATTAGTTTATATTAATTATTTTTCAGATGGTTATATTATTATTTGGGATTTAATTGATGTTTTTAAAAATCATAAACCTGAATTAAAAACAATAAAAATGAATAAGCAAACAGCATCAGGGTGGAAACATTCTGGTAAAAAAATTAATAAAGAAGTTTATGAATTAAAAAATGAATATGCTATAAAAATAATAAAATATAATGAGTAATAAAGATAAATTTGTAAAATGGTTTGAAGATAACTATGATAAACTATTTGATACAGCCATTAAAGTAGTTGGCAAGTATTATGCAGGGGATGTTTTAAATGATTTATACTTATATTTCTATGATAAGCCTGAGATTAATAAACATATAATAGATAATAATAAAGAGTTTTTATATTTTTTTGTTAGTTTGAAACAATTTACATATTCTCCCAGATCAAAATTTAATTATGATGAAAAAGAAAATATAAATATCATCGATAATATACTTGAAGAAAGCAAAAATCCTCAACCTCTCAATGATCAAATTAGAAAATATCAATACGTTGAAACTATTTTAGATAAACTGTACCATAACAATATTATAACTTGGTATAATTGGAAGATATTTAAACTTTATTTCTATTCAGAAAATTATTATAACATTGACGATATGAGTACCGTTGAAGTTTTTAAATTACGAAAAAAATCACTGAGGTCTTTATCATCTGATATAGGGATATCTTTTGCAAGTATTAATTATTCACTTAAAAAAACATTAACAATTTTAAAACAACATATATAATAAAAAGAAAATTATGAAAAAAGAATTTAAATGCCCTTACTGTAATAAGGAATATAAAACAGAACGAACATTAAATCAACACATTGAAGTTTATTGCAAAAATAAACCTATTAATGCAGAAGATAACAAAAGTGAAATGATTAACCCAAAAGAAGAATTATATCATATATTAACTGATGATATTAATTTAAAAAATGTTGAAAAAACAATTGAAGAAGATTTAATAGAGTTTTATAAAGATGTTGATATGACAAATATACAATTAGATAAAGATAGAATGAAACGTTTTAGAGCTTTATATTTAGCATATTATAATAAAGCAATGTTAAAAACTTGTATGAATGGTATTGTTCAAGCGTATAAACAGTTGTATTTCACAACTTTAAAAATAAATAAAGAACGTTATGAAAAAGAATTATAAATGCTCAATTTGTGGAAGTGATTTTACATCTCAGAATAGATTAGATAATCACGAGTTATCGTGTGTAATTAAAAATCCAGTTAAAATAAAAGCTGACTCCAGAGTAACAAAACAAATGAATATCCATAATCAAAATGGTGTTTTAATTCAACCAATCAACCTTGATAAGCCTATTGTTACAAATGGTAAAAAGATTTTGTTTGATAAAGATGTTTTCATTCAAGTTATAAAACAAAGTGCAGGTAGTGTTCAATGGTTAGCTACTGTTTATGGTGTAAGTTGGCACACTATAAATAAATATCTTAAAGAAAACCCTGATTTAAGTTTATTACTTGAAAAGCAACAAAAATTGATTGTTGATATAGCCACCGATAATGTGTACAAAGCAGTATTAGAAGGTAATCTTGATATTTCTAAATGGGTTTTATCACATTTATCACCAAAATTTAATGATAAATTAAAAATAGAAAGTGATATTAAGTTACAAGTATTAGTTGATAATAATAAAATAGAACTATTATAAATGAAGATAGAAACTACACAAGTTTTCGATAAAACAATAGATGCTTTTTTAGATGATGATATTAGAGTCATTATAAGTTATGGTGGAACATCATCATCTAAATCTATATCTATTTATCAATTGCTTTTTTTATATGCTATGAAAAATCCAAAGAAAAATATTGCAATTGTAGCGGAGTCTGTACCAGTTTTAAAAAGAAACGTTGTAAAAGATTTAAAGAATGTTGTAATGAAAGAATTTTGGAATCCTCAGAATTTTAATAAACAAGACTTAACTTACACATTTCCAAATGGTTCTATATTTCAGTTTCTATCTGGTTCTAATCCTGATTCATTTCGAGGGTATCGTTCCGATATTGCATATTTTGATGAAGTTTCAAATATTCCTAAAGAAACATATGACCAAATAACAATGAGGTGTAAGCACAAAATACTGTGTAGTTTTAATCCAACTTCAGAATTTTATATAGTTGATGAAATGGGTAGGGAAGATGCAAATGTAATTAAAAGTACTTATGCAGATAACCGTTTTCTTGATGAAGGTATCATAAAAGAATTAATAATTAAAGGTTCTAAAAGTAAAAGATTTAAAGATGTTTATATTGATGGTAATTTTGGTGTTTTAGATGGAATTATATTTGAAGAAGATTTAAATTGGACTATTGTACAGAATAACAAATTACCAAAAGATTATAAATGGAGATTATTTGGTATTGATTGGGGATTTACTAATGACCCAACAACTTTAGTAGAGGTAAGGTATTATAATAAAGAACTTTACATACATCAACATATTTATAAAACTCATCTATTGGCAAGTGATGTATATGATTATATTAAAGATAATAATCTTCTTAATGAAACATTTAAAAGTGATAATAGTGAGCCAAGAGAAATTGAGTTTCTCAGAAAGAAAGGATTAAACATAAAGGGTGTAAAATACCCTGTTATGAGCAGTATAAATCGTTTGCAGGAGTATAAGCTTAATATAACTCAAAGTAGTGTAGAAACGATAAAAGAGCTAAGAAATTATGCGTTTAAAAAAGATAAAATAAATAATCGTTATTTAAACTATCCTATTGATATGTGGAATCATTGTTTTTCTAAAGATACAAAAATAATAACTGATAATGGTGTAAAAAATATAATTGATATAACATCTAAAGATAAAATAAAAACACGAAAAGGGTATAAATCAGTTTTATCAAGTGGTAAAACAGGAACTAAATTAATATATAAATATGAAATTGAATTATCGAATGGTGACAATATTATATTACAATGTACAAATAATCATTTAATAAAAACTAATGAAAAATGGGTACAAATAAAAGAATTGAAAAAAGGTATGAAAATATACCAACACAAGAATTTGATGGAAAAATCTATAAATTATATAAAGGAGAACGATACACAGCTAAACACCCTAATCAAAGATTTTGTAGCAACAAATGTAAATCTAAACACCGAAGAAATACAGGAAAGGATAACATCGAAAGATTTTGCCAATTTTGTGGAACAGAATTTACAACCAATAAGTACTCAAAAAGACAATTCTGTTCAAGAAGTTGCAGTATTAAACATAAAAATAAGTGAAGTTGGTTATGAAGATGTTTATGATATAACAGTTGCGGAAATGCCTGAATATTTTGCAAATGGAGTATTAGTTCATAATTGTATCGACGCCATCAGATATAGTGTATCAGAGAAATTAATGATGAACACATCTAATGGAATGAGAATTGTTAGAATTTAATTTAAATTGTTAACAGTTTCTAATAATCTTGGGTAATCTTGATAAAATGCTTTCCAATCAATATAACTTTTTCATTTTAGTTAAACAATAATTACAATATAAATTAAAAAATGAAATTGGATATAAAAAAGGGAGTCTTTTAGAACTCCCTTTTTGTATTATTTTACTCAAGATTCTTAAAAATGGGTAAAATAAGTATAAATGACAAAATTTATATGTTATATATTACAATAAAAAATAATTTTTTTCAACCCTATTGATGGTCCGTTTTTAGTTCGTTTAACGTGTTTAAATAGTGTTAGTTACAACGGTTTTTAACACTTTTTACATATCATAAGTAAATTTAAAATTATTTAACATAAAAAAACATATAA